GTTCTCTCGATTGATATTTTAGACTGATCGTTCAGTCTCGGCCCAAAATGCAGTATGGGCCGATTAATACTCCACCAATGCGACTGTGTCGGAATTTTCTCTTCGACTCATTATCGCACTGGTGTTTCCTAGAGTAACACCCTTTGAATTAGCGGATACCATTGGTTCCGCCGGGAGCGCCGCGGCCTTTAGACCAGTTCTGCACTGCAGTGCGTCCCTTGGCGCCCCTGACCGCTGCCTGGAGCTTAGTCGCCGCCGCCTTCTGAGCGGCTGGCTTCATTTGCTTCTCCAGGGCACTGAGGCCTGAAGCAAGCAGCGGCCGGCCCATCGCGGTGGCCATTGTTGAGGCCATGCGAACAATCGGGTAAACGTGCGGAATGGAATTCTTAGCTGCCGTAGCAATCCAGTTATACCATTTGCCGGCATCGTTGTAACCCTGTGGGCATCCGGGAGGTAGTACGTTTGCGACCATGTTGTATAAGACCAATGCGTTAGGGTCAAAAGTAGCAGACGGTTGAGCCAGCGCAAGAAACGCTGGCTTGTTGGCAGATGGAAGCCGTTCAATGCCGACACGCCACGTTACGAAAAGCGTGGTTGCGGCCGACAATCCAGTGTAATAAGCTCCGGAAGTGTTCATCCTCGAGAAATGGACTGGACCAGGCGAGCCTTCAAGAGGATCCGACGTACTGGGCGTGAAAGCCACATACCCGAGATTCTCAGAACTCGCAATGCTACCAGCGCTGTACGGGGATCCAGTACCGCGCTGCGGCATCGGAGTGAAGTAACCGGAAGCTGCATCTACCTTGTTGTTATTCTGACAAACCACCCACGGACGTGACGTCAGTGATTGGAAGGGGTTGTCATTTTGAAATTTCGCCGTGTTGTACGAACCGTCCTGCGCCGCCCACGAATGAGAACCCGGCATGATCTTAGCTTCTGCCAGGGTATTCGGTGGGCAACGAAAGTAATTAGTGGGGTTGTAATGGCCTGTTGGAATATCCACAGCAAGGCCTAGATCGGGCGTTGAAGCACCGATCTCATAGCTATTGCCGTACTCGTACACAGTGACTGCGCCTTGCTTTGAAATTTGCGCAGTAGTGTTCACAACCTCGAAACCACTATAGACGACGCGATAGACACCCAAGTCTGTGTCGTCGAAGTCCAAGAAATTGTCGAGGTTAATGTTCTGTGTCTGGTAGCCATCTTCGGCAGTGGGTGGCATATGACCCGGAGTAAACGTCATGTTCGCCCCAAGTTCTGCGGAACTTGGAACAGAGTTCATAACAAGTCCGTCCATGCGTCCAACTTTAGCATGATCATATGTGCCATGCGCATGGTGCGGGCATCCGGTGATGAGGCCAGCCGCTTTGCCGGCATCCTTATCACCGTCAACAGCGCCCACAGGTGTCGCCCTAACACCGGTACACGCACTCTTGGGCGCGTAATCGATGGGGGACAATACCATGTGGCAATCCCAGGTAGCACCCTCCGCCAACCCGGGGGGTGCTGACACTGTGAGTGCCTGCCGTATCTTCACGACGACGGTTGGCTCGGTTGCGACGTCAGGATAACCGCGTAGATTGTCCAGTTGCTGGTCATGGAAAGGGTCAAGCGCATACTTAACCCAATCGCACGCCTCTGGCGTAATCAGGCGTTCCTGACAAAGGGACCGCATAGGATCTTTTGCGCGTACGATATCGCGCAGCTTTTCGGCCTCCGAGTTACCCATCGTAAGTTATGTACTATCTTTGGTTGTTGTTGTTTTAATCAATCCGTAGATTTCGGCCCGGCATGGCCTTGTAGGGATTTGGGTGTTTGGAATCTGGCCTGGTACTGTTCAGGCCATCGCCAATTTTCTTGCTGCAAATTACGGTACAGCAAGTCCTACCACCCGCAATAGCGATGTGAACTCACAATTTCTCCAAGATTTCCTCAAGGAGTGCGCGCGACTTGCGTTTCACGGGTTCAGGCATAGCGTTCATAAGCGCCTCCTGATTCGGAAACGCCTCCACCATGGCCATACCGTCTGGCACGGTCGGCGTCATATCATCACCAACCGGATCACCGGCGGTGAGATTTGCGAGTGCTGGCGGGAGCTTGTGCGATCTAATCCCATCAATTGTGGTCTGTTCGCTCAAGCTAGCGTCGAAGGCTCGTAGCTCCGCTGACGTCCATCCATACTGCGCGGCGGCAGCCACGTACATGAAATCCAAGTCGTCATCGTGCACGGGATAAGGTCCCTCGCGCATTTTCCTCGCCAGCTCACGGTCCCGCGACTCAACCTTGTCAAGATACTCGTCGGTAATAATAGCGCGGTCGTAGTCGTTGAATTGCACCGGCAACTTGCCGAAGCCCTTCTCAGCCCAGATGGCTTTGATAAAGGCCCCGACGATTGGGGTGCGGCGGTCCGTGATCATGTACCCGACTAGCTTGTCGCGGTACTTATCTAAGTCGGTGTTGGTTGAGATGCGGAGCTTCTCGCATGCACGCTCGAGCTTGCAATAGGACGCACCTGTCTCCGTGAGGTTTGGGTACATCCGCGAGAGGAACTCGATCTCCGCATCGATCTCGGGGTCCGAGAACTCAATAGTACGGGTGAAGCCGTCCGCAGCGTCCAGATACTTGCAAGCAAGCAGCCAGCTAGCATCTGATACGCCTGGGACATTGTACTCCACACCGTCGTCACCGAACTTAAGGCCAATTAGGTCGAACAAAAGACGCATAATCTGCGCCTTCGGAGCCGCAGCGCTGTAGTTCTTGGTTTCAGACCACCACTTGGTGTCTTTCGCCTGCAAAACCTTCAGCTGTGCGCGAAACATAACGTTCGTAAACCAGTCCGCCTTGCCTGCCGCCACGGGGTCAGGGTCGCCCTTCTCATCGATAGGAAAGCCCTTAATGACGCCGTCGTCGCCAATGCTCTGTTGAAAGAACATGGCTAATAACACGGTAAGGTATGAACGGAACGCAAACACAAGAGTGTTAAGATGCGTAGTGATGCCGGTGCCACTTGCATTCTTCCACTTTGTGTTCTTGACCTTCTTCCCGGCCTGGACCTTTATGTTGAAGCATGAATAATAAGTCCGAAGTGCCCACGTCTTGTGTGACTCTCCTAGGTCGGGGCAATGCTCGTCTGAAAAGAAATGCCGGATGATGTCGGCAACGAGCTCCGCAGACTCCTCCGTGTGGGATTTGTCCGCGTTCTTGTAATCCACTTGCGGTATCATGCCAGCGCCGTATTTAGTGCGCATGGTCTTACAGGCAGCATACTGGGATCGCAATGCCAATGAGATCTCATGCGGAGTCTTGCCTGGCAGGTAGAAACCCGCGCCTTCCGACTCATCGGTTGTCTTGAAGATTTGATCTAAAGACATGCCGAGACGGCCGGAATCAATGGACAGCTCATGAGGTGGCGATTGGATCATCCGTGCGACAGGTTTTAGTGCAGCTACCTCGTTAGTCTTTACGAAGGCGCGCCCTATCCCATCATCGCCGCACGGACCCAGTCCGGAAGTGGTTTCGTTCGCGCGTTGAGTTGCGCGCGTTCGATTCTCAAGTACTTTCTCGCGTGAAACTACGCGTACACTACCGGCGGCACACTCACTATCCCTCTCTAGGTTAGTGATGAACTGACGCTGCGCGAACGCAACGATCTTGTTCAAATGTGCACCCCGAACAATCGTGTTGCCCTCGCCCAAATGTTCTTCCGCCGCCTTCTCAGTTGCGACGTCATCCGGGGCCACGACTCCGTAAGTCTTGGGGCATGACGTGATACTTGGTATTTGAGCGACAGCCTTAGCATCGCGGTTCTCCGTTGGGGCTTCCTCCCCGGGGTTCTCCGCCTGAAACACCGGCACCGAGTAGAACACGGCGCATGGCACTTGGGCAGGAATTCCCACAACACGATACAGCTCCAAGAGGCTCGTGTAATCGGGGGCGTTGGCCTTACCGTCTGGCAGTAATGGCGCCATGTACATCTGCAGACGTTGGAGGATCTCTCGAGATGTGAGACCATGTGCGCGACCACCATGCGAGTATAGGTGTTGGATGAAGCGCAAGACTGTAGGCGACACCTTGGCAGTGCCTGCAGCGGAAGTCTCATTCTGATAGCGCGTGTAGACTATGCTCTCATGGCCCTGCACGACGCTCATTACCAGGATCGGGTGGTTTGACTCACCGTTCACTAGTTTCACGTTCTTGCATGGCTGAGGCTCACTGTACATGTCGCTGAGTCGTACGCCGTGTGCAGAAAAGACGAGCTTGTCTGCAATCTCGAATGGCATGTTGACCCAGGAATTCATGGACAAGAATACAGTCTGACGGTTGATATCGTGGCGGCAATGTTTGACTACGTCATAGACGCCAAAGCCACTGTTCTGCAAGTCACGAATGTACACGACGTCGTTCTTCCCAAAGTCCCATGACAACTGGTTGTTGAAGTACGACGACGTCTCATTGGCGCCGATGGTCTCGCAGAAACGTGCATGCCCTGCGTCGTCAACACCTTCGCAGTAATAGGTGCTCTCCTCGAAATTGCCTGATAGACTTGAGTAAATCGGTAACGTCAAGATCATATCTGAACCTGCATACGCGCGCAGGGACTTGACATACGTGACAAAATCGAAGAGAGTGACGACGGTTTTCGGCGTGCAGCCGTTAAGCTCCTCGCTGAGCTTATCGATATCAGGTGCCTTGCTCTGCCCAATGTGCCGCAGGTCTTTGAGTTGAATCACTTCCCTTTGGCCGTAGGCATTCTTATCGCGAGGCGCGCTAGAGATGCTAGGATCGAATTGCTTGCACCCCAGCCCGCGCACCAAATTCCGTAGAGAAACGGCGTTTTGATGCCTGTAGGCAGCGAGCTTGGGATGCGAGCTGGTGCTTTGCGAATTTATGCCCCGTTCCACCTCATCTGCGGTCGGGAGTTTGTACGCCTTAGCACGCTCTAAGAAGCGCGTCGAACGGTCCGAACGATGTACCAACTCTGATGGTATCGGACTGTCGACGCCTTGCAGGAGGACGTTTGATTTGAGTGCCCCAGTCATGTCGACCGTGAAAGTCCGCATGATCACTGACGCCCAGTGCTGACGCTCGCGGTGTACCCTACGTTGGTCGGTGAGGGTAGCTTCGTTATCTGCGTCGCCGTTGTAGCTGAACATCGTATCGAACAGCTTAGTTACGTCCTCCGCGCTGGCGTTTTTGCGCCGGCGAAGTTCCTCAGGCAGATATGACCATATGAAGCGAGGTAGCCCCATTGACCACATGCGGTCCCAGTTCATGGGCTTCCGGTCCACGTCAGAGACGTGTATCCGGGAAGCGTATATCACCAGGGCGTATGCGTCGTCGAGCGACCTGTCGCCTGAGGTTTTGCTCAAGTACACATCCGCATCAAAGTCGATGTGGTTCCTCGTGTATGGCTCGCACTTGTTGGTATTTAAGCGCAGAGCGTCCACGCGTGCCTCGAGCTGAGCACGGGTTTCCTTTGGACCCGATTCAGATGGAATTACCGCCGGCCCGTCGCTCCCCCCTGTGTTCCCGGCAAGGCCGGCCTGCACAGTGGCGAGGTACGAGTCCAGTTTCAATCCGTTGGGTATGCAGCGGGAAAAGGACGATCGAATGAACGTCCGAAACCAACCCATCCCAGGATCGTCGGCGCGGGGGTGCTGCACTGCCTCACCCGTCATGCTGACGTCCGGCCCACACTTGGCGCCAAGCGTGGACATGCGCTCCTGTAAATGTTTCCCAGACAGAACGCAAAATTCGGGAATGAGTGTGTAGGCTGTAGTGCCCGTCCCCTCCGGGACTGCCAAATACCGTATGACGGTCAACACGGCG